GAGTCAAAGCCGGTTATCACGCATCACGCGGTTGACGATAACCTGCAGACAGGCGAAAGCCGCAAGCTTGGCGGCGCAATGGAGATCAAAGCGCCATGGTCAAACTGACCGACCTGTTTAAGTATTACAAGCACGGCACGCCACATCAAATGGCGGCAGTGTCTGAATTAGAAGTCGAGCTATTAAAGGTTGCGCCTCAAATCTTTAATAGAGATCAGCCTTGGTACAAGACTTGGCAGGCTGGCGGCAAACTGCATAATTATGACGCAGCGGTAAAACTCATTAAAGAGTTTGAGGGCGTGCATCTCAGCGCCTACCCCGATCCGCTACATGGCTGGGATGTGGCAACGATTGGGTATGGCACCACGCGCTATCCAGATAGCCGCAAGGTGGAGCGCGGCGACAAGATCACCGTGATTGATGCTGATGAACTGCTGCAGCTTGAAGTTGAACGTATTGCAACCAAGCTACGTGCATCAATACCGCACTGGCGCGCAATGAGCGGCAACAAGCAATGTGCATTGATTAGCTTTGCCTACAACCTTGGCTCTAGCTTTTATGGCAGCGCAGGATTTGAAACAATTAGCAAGCGACTGAAAGACAAGGACTGGGCGGCAGTGCCAGCCGCAATGGAGTTGTACCGTAACCCAGGCACCAACGTTGAAGCTGGCCTATTGCGTCGCCGCCGCGCAGAAGGCAGGTTGTGGTCCGGCGAGCAGCAGCAAGATCCAGCAAAGCTATCGCCGAATAGCCCATTTACTGCACGCATCACGCCGCATGTTCAGCTTGGTGAGTTTGCGCTATGGCAAGAGGCACGACGCTTTGATCATCAGTACCAGCTTGATACTGCTGCAGAGCTTGCTGCATTTCTTGAGCGCGCCCGCGTCAAGTTTGGCGGCAAGCCTGTAATTATTACCAGTGGTTACAGGCCACGTGCAATCAATGCCGCGGTTGGCGGATCAAGTGCTAGTGAGCACTTATACGATGCGCCTAATGTTGGAGCTGTTGATTTTTATATCCGCGAGGTCAACATCAACCACGTGCAAGATTGGTGCGACGCTAATTGGCCCTACTCGCTTGGCTATGGTGCACCTAAAGGATTCGTGCATTTAGGAATGCGACGCGGGCGACCTCGTGTGCGGTGGGATTACTAGACTGCAGTGTAAGCCGCTACCAACGGCATGGCGATTACATCCGCGCGGTTATCGCCAGAGCTGTTAGAGGTGCGCATACCTTACACCAGTGTTAAGCAACCAGTCACATTTTTACTAGCATCTGACATCCACCTAGACAATCCAAAATGCAACCGCGGATTGTTTAAGCAGCATCTTGAAGAATGCAAAGCCATTGGCGGTAAAGCATTGTTTTTTGGTGATGTGATGTGCTTGATGCAAGGTAAGAAAGATCGTCGCGGCAGCAAGGGCGACATTAGGCCAGAGCATCTTGGTGGCAATTACTTTGATCTAGTCTTCCGTGAGTCGGCGGATTTCTTAAAGCCTTACGGTGACATGATCCTGATGATGGGCGACGGCAACCATGAAACTGCTGTGCTCAACAATCAAGAGATCGACCCACTAGAAAACGTAGTCCGGCTCATGCGCAACGATGGCGCAGTCACAGAGCACATGGGCTATCAAGGCTTTGTGCGGTTTGTCTTTGAGCGCGAAGGTGGCGGCGTTAGGCGTTGCACGTTGTTCTTCCACCACGGCGCATGGGGCGGTATTGTCACCAAAGGCACCATGGGTGGCGGGCGTTATGCGCAGATTGCACCTGATGCTGACATTGTGTTGAACGGCCATAACCACGAACGCAGCATTGTGGCGCATCCGTGCTATCGCATTGGCGATAACGGCAAGGCGTGGGTTGAGCAGCGCTGGCACCTGCAGACCGGCACCTATAAACAAGAGTTTGGCGGAACTGGCGGCTGGGCAGTAGAGCGCATCGTGATGCCAAAATCACTGGGTGGCATCTGGCTTGATTTAACACCACGCGCACGGGGCGGCGTTGATGTTACGTGCCGCCCGACGATCTAAGTGGATCATTGCATTGATGGCGCAAACCTTGTCCCAAAACGCAGTGCAAAACACAAATTTAGACAAGAGATCTTTGAAGCATGGCAACATCAATGCGCGTATTGCGGCGAATTAGCAGATACATTAGACCACGTTAGGCCACGCCACAAAGGCGGCGCCACGGTGACAACTAACCTTGTGCCGGCGTGCCGTAATTGCAACCGCCGCAAAGGCAGCGAAGAATGGCGCGACTGGTTTAATGGGCAAGATTGTTATTTGCTTGATCGTGAACTTGCAGTGTTGCGCTGGATTCAAGCATCTGATGGTAAAACACTTTAGCCTGCCATTCTTGCTGGTGGACTTTACACATCCCAGCTAGACAAACTCTCCAAGTATTTCCTGTTTTTGTTATGGTTGGTCCCAAGGGGCGTGCCTGCCAGGGGATTGCCTATCAGCATACGAAGGCGATTGACGCCGCGCTTCTGTAGGTCGCACATCCGACTGCGGGACAACTCAAAACGCTTCTCCAGCTCATCCCAAGGCACTGGGTTTCGGCTATTGCGTGCGTAAATAATTTCCCGTGTACGTTCATCTAAATACTCTTCACAGTAATCACGAACAATCTCAAGCTGCCAGTCGTATTCAACGTCGTACTGTTTCTCGTCAGCGATTAAATCAAGCACACAAGAGGAATCGTCTTGCGATTGCTTATCAAGGCTGGTGACCCGATATGCCTGCTTTAGCGTGTCGGAAATGACTTCGGGCGTCACCTCAAGCACTGCTGCAAGTTCTGACATGCTTGCAGTGCGGCCATGCTGTTGTGCAAATGCCTGCGCGGTCTTGTTGAGCTTTGTGAGCATCTCATGCACGCCAAGCGGCAGGCGGATGATTGGGTCATACTGCACCAATGCGCGACCGATCGCTTGACGTATCCACCAATAGGCGTAGGTGCTGAACTTGTAGCCGCGGCTGTAATCAAACAGCTCTACCGCACGCGCAAGGCCAATGTTGCCCTCTTGGATTAGGTCAAGCATTTCCAGCGTTTGGTTGTTGCGCTTGCTGTATTTACGCGCCACGTGCACCACAAGCTGCAAGTTGGACTGCATAAACCGCTGCCGTGCGCGTTCACCACTGCGCAGCTCGCGGCGCTCTTGTGTTGTTAATGGTCTTTCAAGATCCTTTAATTCTTTCCACTTTGCAACGCGGCGGCCCAGTTGTATCTCTTGTTGCGGCGTAAGCAATGGATACCGCGCGATACTGTTCAAGTAATCACCAATGGCGTCAGACATGATGAATCCGTTAGTTCACACAATGGAAGCACAATTTCATGGGGCTGCCAACGCCGCACGGTTGCGTGCGTTACATGATGCAGCAGATTGGAGCGGGCTGCTGGAATATGCGCTGCTACTTGCAGAACAAGAAGCCAGCCAGCGATCGCAAATCCACTGGCTGGTGCAAGAGGCATCAACAGCGCTACGCAGCGGTTTAGAGCAATGGCACCTAGATGCTGCGCGTGAGCTAGGCGGCCACTGAGCCCATAACGCTGGCATGTTGGTTGTAATGGCCAACCTCGGCATAACTCGCAAGAGGGCGCTGGCTCATGTGAAAAAAGATCATCTGGCCAATCTTCAAGCCAGGCCACAACGGCAACGGCAGCAGCTGACGGCTGTTCTTTAGTTCCAAAGTAAGCACGCTGCCATGCCAACCTGGATCCGCGTACCCAGCGTGCAGGTTTTCGTAGCCTTCCCTAGCACGGCTTGATTTTAGAAAGAACAAGCCAGCAATGTGCTCCGGCATGTTGAAGACCTCAATGGTCTGAGCAAGGATGAATTGTCCAGGCTTTAGCTCGTAGGGATTGTCTGCGGTACGCCCTGCAATGCTGAGAGGGCGCATGTTCAAGTCCTCAGCGGACTCGATCATGATTGTGTCGCCAAGCCGCAGGTCAAGGCTGGCGGGATTGATCAATTCTTCGTCATAGTCCTGCACCATGCCACCATCGCACAGTGCCTTGATTTCAAAGTCGCAAAGGATCGTCATTGGTTGAGTAATTAGTGGGTCTGACTACTGGGCTTCAAGCTCGGCGGCTCGGCCAAGGCGGCGCGTAATGCAGCAGCGCTTCGATCAAGCAATCGATCCTCGTCAAGGCTTAGATCGTGCTTTTCCAGCGCTGCGTGTAGTTCAGCGCACAGTTGTTTATAGTCGGTCATGGTGGTAGTGATGTTGACTAATCGGGCAGGGATTCAAGAGCGCGGCGGATCAGAGCGTGTTGATCTGCAGTGATGACGGTTGCAACGATTGGGTGATCAGCACCGTCTGCGGATGCAAGTGCCTCCAGCGCCTGCTCCTTCAAGCTCGGTGGCTTGGGACGGCGATGGGCGGCGCGGAGTGGCTCAGCAAGGTGGTGATAGTTGAATTCACCACGCAAGATTTCGCAGCACGCCTCCAGCTCCTGATCAGCGCCCCAGCGGGCGGCTTGGGTGGCGATGAAATGCAAGAAATCAAGCTCTGGATCTGTGATGTCAAACTCAGTCCACCACTGCTTTACCAGTTCAGGCGGTGGGGTAATCGGGTGATTGTTGTCAGTCATGGGGAAGAGAAGTGTGTAGATCTAGGTGATCATCTTTGTGTTGTCGTTGTCCACGTCATGGCACTCAGGCCCGAAGCCGGTAGCAAGCAGCTCTTGTGAAAGGATGGACGACGATTGTTCAATAGGCTCCTCGCTTGTTAAAGGCTGGGCGACTTTGCGCTGCGTATCGGCTGCTTCAAGTGAGGCAATCCAGCTGTCAAATGCTTCACGGCTAGGCGTCTTGAGCGGGAGGTTCAGCCACTTGCGCAGCGTCTTGGCATCGCGGAAGACCATCGAGGAGTTGCTGGAACATGCAATGAAAAGTCGCCCATTCCAATCTCTGTAAGTTTCAATCGATTGGTAGCGACTTAAGTGCAGGCGTTCACGCTTGCTCATGGTGCAATAGCAAACGACGCGTGTACCAATCTGCTTTGCCGTAGTCTTCATCGGCATTGCCCTTGTGCTCAGCACGCCACAAGTATTTAATGACGTTGCCTTTGCAGTAAGCGCGGAAGCCATCATCACCTAGCGCTGCCTTGATGGCATGGATGCACTCAATGTCACCGTGCTTGTAGTGCGGTGGATGATTAACAAGATCACTCATCGCCTAGAGCCTCTTCCATGTCGCGTTTAATCAGCTCATCAATTCGTTGCTGATACAAACCCGTGTAGGTGCCGCAGCTGCGACCGCTTTGCTGATAAAGCCATTGCAGGTAATCGTCGCGGCGCTGCTCAATTTTGTGGTTGATCATCTTGCATCAGCTCCAAAAGTTCAAGAATATGCGCGGCAAACGCCACGTGAGTCATGACTGCATGGGTGCCGGGAGGGCGCCCGTAGGACGCCTCCCACCACTCCTTGAATGCAGCATCAAGGGCGGTTTGATTCATCAGAACACAGGCTCCTCGCTAGTGGTGCTGGTGCGTGGCATGAATTCAAAGCGGCTAATGCTCAGCACGTGTTTGCTGCGCTTGGCGCCGGTTTCCTTGTCGTTCCATTCTTGGCGGCGCACTGCGCCACTTGCAAGGATGCTGTCGCCTTTCTTGAGCTTGTCAACAATCAGCTCAGCCGACTTGCCCCATACCTCGCAGTCGATGGCGTTATTAATCCAGTTGCCATCTTTGTCTTTGCCTTCTTGGATACCACCAGCAAAGTTGGTAACCATAGTGCCAGATTCAAAGGCACGCAGTTGCGGGTCAGTGATGATGCGAATAATGCCGGTTGCGTAAAGGCTCATGTCAGTTCAGTGGTGTGATGCCATTGGCTTCCTCAAAAGCCAAGACTTGTGCGAGGGGGTAGCGAACACGTGGTGTGCCCGCTGGCAGGCCAATGCGTGGTGCAGTGACGTAAGCAGGCCCAATGCCGCGTGCGCGTTGGTTTTTGACGGCTGCTGGCTTCAGCCCCCAACGTGCCGCCAGCTCATCGGTGGTGAGGAATGGTTCAGTCATCAGCAAATGGATCCTCGTCTGCAGCAGGTGTTAACTCAGCCTCTTTGGCTAGAGCAAGCTCCATAAGCTGCTGGTTCTGCTCATCGCTTAGCTCAGGCTTGCGCTTATCCATGCGCGTTACCACCTCTTGCAGCTTGTCCAATGTGTCGGCTTTGGCAATAGCAGCCTTGCCGGCTTGGAACAGCTTGGCGTCGCCTGCGGATTTGGCAGGTAGCGCAGGTGCAGGTGCAGCGCTTACCGTCACCGGCTCCACGGTGGTGTCAGCCTGCTGCATCTCATCGGTGCTGTAGACACCGGACATGTCAGCTGGGAATGCCTTGCGAAGTGCCAATGCCTCAGAGCATTTGGCGATCATCGCAGCACCCATCTTGGACCACAAGCCTTGGCCGGCGTTGTAGTCAGCAAAGCGTGCAACACCAATGAATGGATGCTGGCTGCCCTTGCGGTGGATGATGGTTTTGGCTGCAGCGGGTGGTTTGCTGCCAAGCCATACGTCAGTCCACTGGCCGTCTTCACCGCACCAGTAGGTTTCGCTGCCATCCAGCTGGCCGGTGCGCTCGGCAATAGCACGCAAGCCGTCAATGCCGGCTTGGATAGTCATCTTGCCGCCACGCTTGATGGCGTAGATCTGCTTGCTGAACGGATCCAGTCCCGTGCGCTGGCAGGCATAGGCAAACAGCCGCAACTCATCGTTACTGCAGCCAGGCGCAATGGTGGTTGAGATGAGCTGCGTTTGCTCTGGAGTCCAAAGGGTGATACTAGAAGTCATCGGATGTGATAGTTGGGTTGGCAGTTAATGCCCATGAAGGCAGGCTGAGCGTTTGGCAGTCGTCGCCGTAGCCGGGCCATTCGGTGGTGGCGCGGCAGTCGGCAATGATGCGCATGTCGCGTTGCCGTAGCTCATCACCAGCAGCCATGGCCGCGGCGTCAAGCTCGTAGACCGCTACC